TCGGGTTGCTGTTTAGTTTGTATTCCGTGAATCCTTCCGCCATAAATTCGTTTATGTTCGTACTTGCGTAACGTCCTAATGAAATTTCGTAACATTTAACCGCGTTTTTTTCGCTAATATACGCGCTTATTTCTGTTATATATTCTTTTCTTATTTCTGTTAAATTTTTAAAAAAGTCTTTAAAATATTCCGGCATATTTGTTGAAAGCAAATCCCTTTCAACTCCTAAAATATGCGCGAATTCGTGAACAGTTGTCGCTTTTTCTAAATTAACTAAATCAACCGCACTTTTTCCTCTTAACTTTAAGGAATTAACGTCAAAAGTTCTGCTTATCGCCCCGTCGGTTGTACTCCCGAAATTTATCCTTTTAATGTAAACCTCATTTGTTGCAATCGTTCTAAACCTTTCAATATATCCGTGCGAAGTTTGTGTGCTTTTTAAAATCAATTTAGCGTCTTCTATACCTGTCAAAACCGGACTTATATTATATTCCTTAAATAATGACGAAGTCGCTTCCAACCTTACGTTAATTTTCTCCAAGGTTAATCCGCTATCTATGGTTATTGAACCGATTTTTAAATTTGAGTTTTCGGCTATTACTTCCGAAAACATTGCGCGTGCTTCTTTTATGTTTTTTGCTGGTGTAAATACGTTTATTAGTTCCGGAATCGGCAGGCCAAAGTTTGTCTTTGCAAATTCTTTGTCAGCCGTTGGTACTTCAAAATACGGGTGTTGTTTATTGTAAATTAAACGATCCTTTCCGCTGTTGCCTTCAAATAACGGGTGTCTTTCTTTTGATATTTCGGCCGTCGCTTGGTCTGCTTTCTTTTGTGATGTAATGCCGGCCTTTTTTGCGTCCGTTGCGTCGCGCTGTATTACCGTGCAACGGCAATTAAAATGGTTTAACGGCGTGTTTTTGCTCCAAAACTTGTCGTCGATTGGTAAACATACGCCGTCCAATGGTTTGCACATTTCCGACGTGTTTTTGTCAATTACTGCGCTATATTGCAAATACGGCAATTCGTCGCGTTGCGCTTCTATTTGTTCCCAACGCTCGGCCATTTGCGCTTGTCCTATTGCTGTTTTATATTCTGTTTCAAGCCAATTAACATTGTATTGATTGTAAACAGCCAACGCTTCGTCGCGAAAATTTGCAAAAGATTTGACCGTGTCTTTGTTGGCTAATAAACTAATTTCTTGTATCTGTTGGTAAACCTTCGCGCCTGAAAACATATAAATATTTTCGCTTAATTCATTCAAAAGACTTTGACTTGTTGTTGCTTCTATTGCTCCAAGTGCTGACAACAACTTATTCGAAATAGCGGTGTAAAGGTCAACCGGCAAATCGCGTGACGTGATTGTCCCGTTGTAAACGCCTTTTATTAATGCGTCGATTTGTTTATCCGTGTACTTCATTTATTTATATAGATTTTCCAATTTGTTTTTTATTGTTTGGCTTGGCGTTGGGTTTAATTCAACCGCCGGCAAATCAATTAATTTAATACCGGTTTGCTCCTCAAAATATTCTTTTGAAATTTGCAACCCTGCTTTTTTTATCTCTACGGCCATTGCAACAATATTTTTGTTGTTTTCGTTTTGTTCGCTGTCGTTTTTAAATTCAAACTTCACGCCGTCCGGAATTGCAAAACCTAAGTTTTTAAGCCTTGGAAGCAACTCGCAATTAATAACGTCCGTTACAAAAACGCCGTCCTTTGTTTGCTTGTCTTTTAATGCCTGCGACGTTGGATTGTCTTCGCCTTGGTTTGATCCAAGTTTTCCGGACGTGCTGTCTAATGCGTCGGCGTGGCCTAAAATCAATTTTGAAATTTTCTTTTCGATTCTTTGTTCAAGGTCTGCATAACCTTTAAACCCCGTCCCGCCTAATGAACTGTCTAAAAACTCGATTGTGTCGTCCATTGCGTCAAGTATTGCATAACCGGCCGAACCCATATTGGCGACGGCGTCTTCGAAGGTGTCGCGCTCAATCCCTTGCGTTTTATTGGTTTTCCCTATTCTGTAAGGCTGTGAATATAATTCGACAAAATCGCCGTTGTACCCTAAAATATTACGCAAAAATATTTCGTAAAGTGCCACGGAATAAAGCAGGCCAAAACCGCATTTTGACGATCCGATGTCGTTTACTGTTTTTATGTAAATATGCCAATTAATAAACTCAGCGTCTTCAAAACTTACGCCGTTGACGTCGTATGGAACGGCTGAAACGACCTTTCTGTCCGGCGAAATGTTCCAACGCTTCACAACTTCAATATCATTGAATTTTCCGTCTTTGATGTCGCCTAAACTTATAAGCGTGTAACCAAAAAAGATCGTGTCTAATGAAAACGAAATGAATTGATTAAACCAAGCCGAATCCAATATTTTTTCGATGTCTTCGTTATTGGTGCCGTCAACGTTTACAATTTGCCAATCCCTTAAAAGTGTTAAATCTTTTCTACGCTCAATGCAGGCCGAAACGTGACCGTTTAAAACCGTGTCGACGAATGTTTCTTGCATTTTAACTCTAAACGGAACCAAGGCGCGTTCTGCTTCTTCTATTCCTTCGCGCCAAGTCAAAGTATCTTGTTTAATACGTTGCAATTGTAACGGCATTACCTTTGAACCTAAATTTTTAGGGTTGTTCACTTGCGGTGCTAAAACCTGCGTATAATTAAAAAGATTTTTAAAACCCTTAATTGATTTGTCGACTATTCCCATTTTAGTATTGATTTGTGTTTTTAGTGTTTCCGCCGTATCTTATGCGGTTACCTTGTGCGGGTGTGATAACTTCAAGTTTTGGCGTGACGTCGCCGTATGCACACATTTTCAACCAAGCCACGGCGTTTTCGTACCTTGTCAACCTTAATTCCGGAACGTTGCGCGGTGCTATTCTGCTATGCAAGTGATATAAGGTAATATCAATAATATAAGCTAACAACTGCGGATCGCGTGCCGTGCCAACCTTTAAAACTTCGGCGTCAAAGTTGTATTTTTGTATCAAATACGAACGCGCTTCGGCTTCGGCCAACAATTCCGCATTTTCACGAATTGCGACGTTTGAATTAATGATCTGTTGCAAGTTGACGTCTTGAATTTGCAAGGTGTAATCTGTCGGCGTTAAATAAGCCATATTGTTATTATTTTAAATTAATACCCCGATTTGTTGCGGTTGCGTCCTATTGAAATTGTGGATTTTCGACCACCTCGCAAATAGTTTTGGTATTCGTCGGCAAATGCTACCGTTATAAAATATCGCTTTGCGTCGCTTACGTGGCCAAACTCCTCAAAACTTACCTTTGTTATTGGGTTTGTTTTCTTTGATTTTTTGATTGTCCCGTCGCTGTCTTCCAACGCGTATTGATAGTCGAATAAACTTTTCTTGCAATTGTCATTCACAAAGATAGTTATATTTTCAAAATTATTCCGGTAAATTTCATTTATGAACGCGCCGGACTGAACGACGCTTGGATTGACTGACTGCATTCGAAGGCGTGGCGAATATTCGATTAAATGTTGCTGTATTTTAGTGTAAAAGTTTTCGCCTTTTGCTAATTTGGTGTCTTCTTTTATCGACGTCCTATCGCCGTAAATAAATAAGCCTTTGACGCGTCCGGACGGATAACGCTGTTTAAATTCATTGCAGGCGTCTAAAACGCGGTTGCGTGGATCCGGCAAACATATTTCGTCTATTTGCGTGGCAATCTTGCCGTCGATTTGCCAAACCAAACAAGTAATGTGCGGGTTGACATTTTCGTCCCACGTCAAATGTATTGGTAAATTTTCATTCCAAGCCGTTTTCGTGACGTGTTTGTCTGTTTGAAAGTCTTTCCAAAATTCGCCACCGGTCCGAAGTTTCCCCCAATTACCAAGTCCGTAAATTTGATAATAATTAAAATCGTTTATTTTATCCTTTTCAAAGTCTGCGATTACGTGCGTATCAACAAATCCCCCGATTTGCTGTCCGTTTTCGTCCCATTCGCCAACAATATATTTGTTGTCTAAATAGTTCGTTTTTAAAATTACCGTGTCGCCTGCGCTGTTTATTTGCGTTTCACAAATATTGGTTTCAATGTTGGTTAAAACTTCTTTATCAAAAACATTTTCTTTGATCCAATGTTGTTCGCTTATTGGGTTGAATATACCGACGATTTGTTGACCTACACGTCCCCGCAAACGCTTTTTAATTTGTTTAAAGTCCAATTCGTCAAACTGTGATATTTCTTCCAACACAACGCGTTTAAATTGTGAAATACCCTTTACCTTTTCGCTGTCGTCAAGTCCACGAAAACGAATAAAAGAACCCGTCGGAATACAAACAATATAATTTTGTTGAACTATAAAAAAGTCGTTTAAACCCCACGACGAAATCACGCCTTTAAAGTCGGCGAAAATACTGTCGCGAATATCGGTTGCAAACTTTCGAAGGATCAAAACGTTTTCGCCTTCGTTTGACAACATTAACACGGTTAACAATTGCACGACTGAAAACGTTTTGGAACTTGACGAACCGCCATAAACCCAAACAAAACGGAAATTGGCATCACTAAAATAATTTAGCAAATGCCAATAAAGGTTGTTGAATAATTTAGGGTTGAAGTCGAGTTTATCCATTTTCGTCGTTTTCGTCTTCCGTTTCGTTGTCTGCGTCGCCGTAACCAATACGCAACGTCTTTTGTGTGACCTCTTGTTTGATTTCCTGCACGTTTACGGTTTTACCTTCTAATCGGTCGATTATTTCTTTATACGCCGACAAATCGCCTTCTAATGCGTTGGCTACTTGTTTTAAATGGATTAATTCGCCAATTGTCAAGTTTTCATCGCAATTATTAAGCGGGTTTGTCATTTGTTTTGTAATGCTCAAAAACCGGTTTAAAATTGTTTTACTACTTAATGTACCAACGGGACGTCCATTTGGGTTTCCGCTTTGGCCTTTTTTAAATGGTTTTAAATTATCCTCTTTCGCCATATTGTTTCACTGTTAGTTCATTGTTTTTAAAACGGCGTATAATCTGCCGATCTTTTGTCGCTTGTGAACTTTGTTCGTGGCGTTATTTGCCTTTGACTTGCTTTTGTTCTTCCGTTGGAACTTGCGCCCCCGCTGTTACCTGATGCCATAATTCTTTACTTCTAATGGTTTTGTTTATTGTTTTGTACTTGTCAATTATTCTATCTTGGTATTCTTTGTTAAATGTATATAAACTTTCGTTGTCTTCGATCACAAATTGCTCGATATTTCCGGAACTTCGCAAATTAACTGATCCGTGTATAACGATGTGTTTATTTCCTTCGGTTTTAAATTGGCAAATTTTGCAATGTGTGCCGGCGGTTGCTAACTGAAAATTGTCATTTTCAAATTTATCATAAGTGTATTTTATCAATTTGTTTTTTTCGTGACTGAAAAAATAGTCTGAAACGATAATATTTAATTGCTGTATGTATTCCGCGTCAATTAAATTTTTTAAACTGTCGATGTTATCTTTTGAATAAGACAACGTCGAAATTGTCATTTCTAAAACATTGATTTGATTTTCTACTATAAACGCTTCGATAAAATCGCCAAAAATAAACGAGCCGTTAACAATTACAAAGGCGCGATCAAGTTCTTTAAAATTTAAGTCTTTTGCTAATTTTTCGGCTTTTGAATACTTTAGTTTTTTATAAGGCAATTTCTTTGTTTGTGGCGGTTTTATATACTTTGTTTCAAATTCGACGTTTAAGTCGATTTCAATATCTGAAAACGACGCGAAGTCAAAATTAAAATCAAGGTTAAAATTTTCCATAATACAAAGTTAATTAAAATTTGCTGTATTTTTCTTTAATACTTTTGTTTTGCCGTCGATTGTTTCCCAAGTATAGCCGTTTTTTAATTTGATTTTCTCGGCTTTTTTAGCTTCTTCAAGTACGGTCGTGGCCTTTCGTTTTAGTTTGTTTTCTGTTTCGAAAATTGTTTCAATAACTTGGTCGGGTTTCTTTGCTGTTTTTCGCATTTGGTTTGTTTAGTCTTTTTTATTCATTTTACTTTCAAAAATAACGAATTCCGGTTTTAATATTTGATGTATTCTTTCTTCTTGTAATTTTGTGAACCTCAACCGCCCGCCTATTTTTTTAACTGTAAGTTTTTCACTGTCTACGATGTGCCTTATTTTATTTTGCGGGACGTTGCACTCTTTCGCGATGTCTTGCGTTGTTTTCATTTATTTACTTCGTTAATTTTATCCGTAGTATTTCATTAAGTTTTGAATATCCGTATTTCTTCGGAACGCCTTTGTATATTATTAAATGCGTTTTCTTTAACGTGTCTATGTTGTATAAATAATTCCAAGTTA